TATATATCGGCTCACACGATAACCGAATGGCTGATAAAAAGTACACGATTAAGTACAAGAAAGTCAAAGCATTTGTTGAAGGCTATGAGCATTCAAATGAAGTAAACGTAAACAGACTGAATGAGATGTCCGCTAAGGTCATCGCAATGCAGGAAAGGTACGAGCATTTAAAAGAACTATTAACAAGTAACTAAACAAAAATCAAGATGGCAAACGACAAAGTATTCGTTGGAAAAACAAGTGTAATCACCACTAAGTTCGGTGAAATTGTAAAGGTAGCTTTAGGTCCACAGGACTTTGAGGTATTAACCAACAACAAGAACGAGAAGGGTTGGGTCAACCTTGAGATTAAGGACAAGCGTGATGGCGGTAAGTACATCCAACTCCAAGGTGAGTACACAGGTAAGCCAAAGGCGGCTGCTGTGAACGACACTGATGATATGCCTTTTTAATTTCCTTTTTCATTTCAGCTATATAAGTAGGGGGGCATTGCCCCCCTTCTTTAATCCTCACAACGATGAACCTTAAATTGTCACAATTTATACGAATTATTGTGACAAATGCTGATTGTTTGTAACAAAATAAAGGTAAAATTGTACAATATGCCAAAGCATTTAATATAGACATAATAGCAACTAACAAATTATAAATGCAGAGACATATAACCAATAATGATACAGAACGATAGGGTTTTGTGTCTTTAATAGAACACTATGTCAAGTAAACTGCACAAGATGCTTAACACCTTCTGTCACAAATTTAGCAAATATTTGTGACACAAGATGCTTGACACCTTTAACACCAAAGAGAAATGAATTATCAAGAGATAGGTCTTCGATACGGGATTACAGTTTACAAAGTAGAACGCGGTGATAAGTGGTGGAAGGCAAATGGGCCCGATGCTTACTTAAACGAATCAGCTTGTGCTGGCAGAGATGAAATATGGGTTGGTGTATATGATAACAAGGATGAAGAAATTGCAGCATTCTTCCACGAATTAGGACATTGTATTACTACCAATCTGAAGGATTTTCATCACACTGAATTTGATAAGTTCCATATGGAATTAGATGCGTGGATAGTTGGATTAACTGAAGCATACAAATACAAGTACCTAATGGAACCATCTACATTCAGATATATGGTGAAATGTTTGGAATCATATATTGGGTGGGAGGAAAGAGAGATTAAAGGATTTAACACTAAAGAGAAATAGATTATGTATGAAGGATATTTTAATGACAGACCACCTAACCCAAAGGCAGGGTTACTATTTATTTTAGTATTCATTGCTATGCTAATTCTTGTTATTGTTAATCCTTAACCTTTAACACCAAAGAGAAATGAAAACCCCAATGCAAGAGTTGATTGAGCAACTCAATGAATTAGAAGCAAAGTTAACCTCATTAGAGGATGCAATGTATCGTGGAGGCGTAAGAAACGCTAAACGATTAGCAGAGGAACTACTTAAGAAAGAGAAAGAAATCATCTGCAACGCCTTTAGTGATGCACAACACGGAGCAGTTGAATCAAGATGGACTGCCGAAGAATACTTTGAAGAAACCTTTAACACCAAAGAGAAATGAAAATACAAGAGAAATTAGAACAGAAATACGAGCAGTGTAAAAAAGAAGACCCTAAAAATATGGAGAGAGCAGAGAAGTTTGTTTCCTTTATGGCTTTTATTACGGGGTTATCACTTCTTAACCTATTCTTTTTGAGTAAAGAAGAGAGGGATGAGATGACTAATACAAAGTATTATAACCTTTAAAACAAAAGAGAGATGAAAGAAGAATGGGTAAAGTGTTATTGTAGCGACAGGCATCTTGTTAGCAATAAAGGTAGAGTAAAAAAGCTTGCTTACATCACAGATTATGGTCGTAGATATAAAGAGGGATTGTGTAAAGTGTCAAAAAGTTCTGGATATTATAGAGTTTCTGTATTAGGTGAATCTATAAGAATACATCAATTAGTTTACTTTTCTTTTAAAGGAGGCTATCCGAAAAAAACAGACTTAGTAATAGACCACATAAACGGAAACAAGTTAGACAATAGATTGGAAAATTTAGAACTTGTGACGGTTAAAGAAAACTTAAATAGAGCAAGGCAAAAGATTAGCAAAAACACACTTAAGGAACTAAGAGATTTGATTAACAATGGTCATAGTCTAATATCTGCATTGGATATAATGATAGAAGAATTAGAGAAATGACACTTGAAGATGTTTTAGGATGTCTTTTCGTATTAGCTTGGAACGGATATCTAATTTATAAATGGAAGAGCAATGACAAGAAAGAGGAAGCACGTAAGAGAGATACAGAAATACTTGGAGATGTTAATGATAGACCAAGTAAACATAACACTACACGCCAGTAGATTTGGATGGAACGAAGATATACAAAACCAACTAACCAACTCAGCACTACTTATCCGTAAGTATCAGCGTAGGTTACGATTAATAAAAATGTAATATGAGTAACGAAGGACAAATGATTTATGACGTAGGTGTACGTCTTGCGTGGAAGAAAAAGCGTGGTAACGGATACGTCAATATGTACCAAGGAACAAAGGACAGACCCTTTCAGTTTGTTACAAGGGCAAAGTCTCTTGACCACATCAATCGCAATCCAGAGATGATAGCAAAGATGATGTCGTTTGTAGGAGCAACAGGTAAAAGCGTTTACGATTTCCATATCATAGAAGAGTTCTATCGTAAGGAAATAAGCAATAGCTTTTCACATAAAGAGGAAGATTACGAGAAAGAATTTGGACAATAAAAAACAAGAGCGATGAGAAACATTATTTACAAAGCAGAAGATGTAGTAGACTCACTATCTACACTTCGCAAAGAGGGAGTTAAGAAAGGTGCTTGGACAGGATTTGATTCCTTGTTTGACAAGTACTCAGTTAAGAAAGGTAGCACCACATACATCTATGCTGGGGCGCACCAAGGTAAGTCGCAGTTTGGATTTGAACTGATGATGAACCTATCGGAGTTCAGCGGTTGGAAGTGGGCAGTATATACTCCCGAGACAGGCTCACCTACTGAGGTGTTTGCCGAACTACTGTGGGTATACTTGCGTAAGCCTTTCCTAATCAATGACCACCTTACTGCTACAGATGAGGAGACAGAGAAGGCTATTGAGTTTATCAACTCACACTTCTACCTAATTGACAGCGGTCTACAAGACCTCAGCATTGAAGGATTCTACACAGCAGTAGAGACTATTGAAGAGGATAACTTTATTACCATTGATGGTTGTATGGTTGACCCCTTCACTGAGATTAGAACTGATGTATCCAGTGGTGTTCGTGATGACATTGCTATCGGTCAAGTACTTACTAAGGTCCGTAAGCACTCAGCAGAAAAGAACTACCATACCATTGTAACAGTACACACTAAACACCAACAAGCCAAGTACAAGAATGGTGTACCCTATGTTGATAAGCCTACGATGAACGATATTGCAGGGGGTATGCAATGGTCCCGTAAAGGTATGATGGTTGTTAATGTATGGCGTTGCCCCTACGGATTAGAGGATGGTAATGGTGTACCTTACGAGCCTAACCAAGTGGAGATTACAGTGGTCAAGGCTAAACCAAAGATTGTTGGTAAGCTTGGGACCGTTACTTTATATTATGACAAAATGAAAAACAGATACTATGAAATTGACAGCAGAGGAGAAAAGCAGTATGCCTATCCACAGCCTAATTCTTGATAGAAGAAAGGCATTCGCAGAACTAATCAGAGCATTCCTTAGGTTCAATGTACCCTCCGCCAAAAAGGTGGAGGTTATGCCTAACGGAAGTCTATCTATAAATGATGTTATATTTAAGGTAGACATCTCTGATTACACAGGTATTGAGGGTGGATTTGGATATATATTCCTAAATCCTTCAAGCGGTAGGTTAGTGATTGAGAAGGACAATGTTAAAAAAATATATAAGTTGCAGGTAGACTTATTAGACGAGTAAGTATATTAGTACTATGAATACAAAAGATTTAATACTTGAAGAGTCCGAAGCGGTTACTAAACTGCTGATTCTAAAGAATGAGGCCTATGGTGATTCAGCACTAAACCCTGCGGGTATATTTGCAGGTGGTGATGCCGTTGATAACCTATGCTGTCGCATTGATGATAAGCTTATGCGAATCAAGATGCGTGGTATCACAGATGAAACTGAAGATACAGTCCAAGATTTAATTGGTTACTTGATACTACTGAAGGTTGCCCTAAGACAAAAGCGATGAGCAGAAACACATTCGTAAGAGCAAGTATCTCTGGGGACTATGGTCAAGACCTCGTAATGAAATACCTTGAAGATAAGGGTTATGAGGTTGAAGAGGCTCCAAAGAAACTCTTCTACGATTGGGATGTCAAAGGTGTTAAGAACGGCAGGACCGTAACCATTGAAGTGAAGTACGATAGCAAGGCTTATATGTGGGCTGCCCGTAGAGGTACACCCGAACAGCCTAACTTATACATTGAGTTTAGAAGTACCACTAAAGATGCTGACTCGGGAATCTTAAAGTCTAAGGCTGACTTCTATTTCTATATACTGAAGACGGGTGATAAGGATATCGCTTTTGTGTTTGACAGAATTCAGTTTCTGCAACACCTACAGATGTCCAACTACAAGGTAGTGGGCAATGGTGCTACAGGAGACAACAACGCTCAAGGATGGATACCTCCACTACACGAACTTCTTGTATCACGCTATGGATATAAAGCAACTATAGACCTAACTGAGTATGCTTGAGATAGAACTTGACTTACCTAAACCACCAAGCTTAAATCAGTATTATGCTGGTAAGCATTGGGCAATTCGTAAAAAACAAAAAGATGAATATGCTAAAGTCTGTAAAGAAGAACTTGAA